TACCCCGACCCCCCAACGTGTGATTCGGAGTCCCGCGCTCCTGTCTGTATACTAATCTGCGTTACCGATCACCTATTTTTGCTTAGCAACCCTTATTCCCCTATATATCTAGGGGTATTTATAGGATCACCCCCCGTCACTTTTTCCCTTGGGTCCCATACCCCCCACCCCTATATTTTTTGTACCCGCATACCTATACTGTGTGCATATAACTACTAGCATCTAACACACCCATGACAGCAATTTCCGTAGTCCCTGACTTCGATCATCCGTTCGAATTGCACCTCCCAGAATACGAAGAGGTGTTCGATCCCGAAGAAAAAGTCTTCAAAGCCGTGCTTGTAGCCGGTGCGAACTTCAAGGCGCGGTGGGTCAAATCCCGTGCGGAAGAGCGAACGCTGGAAGACTCGGTGCGTATCGCAGCACGTACTACAGAGGTGCTGTTGGCATTAGGGATGGATATAGACCAAGACACTGCAGAGCAGCAGGAGTGGGTAAAGCTGAACCCACCCAAGAAGCACAAGAAGGAAGTACATAGGCTGCCGGATGGGATGGATCCCATCGACATATTCAAAATCATGCATGTAGCTGTGCGTAACGAAGCGGTGGTCAATACTCCCAAGAAGTACAAGCTGCAGGAGGGGGTCTACAAGCAAGTCACAAATGGGCTAGGCAAAGTTCACGAAGTACCATTTTTAGACATAGAGCTAGACCTCAATGGTAAAAAAATAAAATCTCCAAGCAAGCTGAACAGGAACAAACTTCGCCAGCCTCTAACAGCCGGAATGCCCGCTGTGGCACTGCCGCCCAGCGACTTATATACGAGTGCTGTCGGCGCGAAACTGTCTGCACTACTCAACGAGTACGATAAGCAAATCGTAAAAGACGCTGTGCAGTTGCGTACGTATATCACGAACAAACTAATTGAAATCTCCAACTGCGGGACGCCCAAAGACGAACTGCGTGCGTTAGAACTTCTCGGCAAGATATCTGATATCGGTCTGTTCGTGGAGAAATCGGAAGTCAATATTACGCATACGAACGCTGCGACTATAGAACACGCCATCAAAGACAAGATTAATCGCATGCTTGGACGTGCGAACATAGAGATTGAAGAAGGAAATTTCCAACCTATCCCTATAAACGTGTCTCCGGTACCGCGAAATGGCTCTTCCGCTCAAGAAACCTAACTACAATCTGACGCCAGAAGAGCTAGAAACTCTTCTACAGGTACTGCCCACTCTGCCAGAGGCGGATAAACGCGCCCTATTGCTTGACTTAGAGCGATATGAGAAGGCAGTTTCGCGTGAAAAAGCGCAGACGGACTTCATTGAGTTCGTGCAGAGGATGTGGCCGGGGTTCATTTCGGGCCGGCACCACAAAATCATGGCGAAAGCCTTCGAACGAGTGGCGAAAGGAGAGTTGAAGCGACTCATTATTAATATGCCCCCACGCCACACCAAGTCGGAGTTCGGGTCATTTCTGCTCCCGGCATGGTTTTTGGGGCTTTTCCCCCACAAAAAGGTCATTCAGACCTCAAATACTGCGGAATTGGCGGTAGGTTTCGGTCGAAAAGTGCGAAATCTGGTCGATGAGGAGAAATATCGCGACATTTTCCCCGATCTGGTGCTTGCTGCGGACTCAAAAGCGGCGGGACGCTGGAATACAAGCCAGAAAGGCGACTATTTCGCTATCGGTGTGGGCGGTATCGTGACCGGTAAGGGTGCCGATCTACTCATTATTGACGACCCACACTCGGAACAGGAAGCAAAACTCGCCGAAACCAACCCCGAGATCTACGACAAGGTCTACGAGTGGTATACCTCCGGTCCAAGACAGCGTCTGCAGCCGGGTGGTGCCATCATTATCATCATGACCCGGTGGTCCAAGCGGGATCTGACCGGTCAGGTGCTGAAAGCCGCTGCTCAGCGGGACGGCGAGGAGTGGGAAGTGATCGACTTCCCGGCAATTTTGCCTTCCGGCAAACCACTGTGGCCTGAGTTCTGGCCGCTCGAAGAGCTTGAGGTTCTTAAGAGAGAACTTCCGTTCCCCAAGTGGATGGCGCAGTACATGCAGCAGCCGACATCGGACGCTGCAGCTATTATTAAAAGAGAGTGGTGGCAGGAGTGGGAGGACGACGACCCGCCCCAGTGCGAGTTCATCTTGATGGCGTGGGACACGGCGTTTGAAAAGCACAACCGTGCGGACTATAGCGCCTGCACAGTCTGGGGCGTGTTCTATATGGACGACAAAGGGTTCGACCCCGAAGTGCATCCGGATGATAGAGGGCGACCACAGGCAAACATCATACTTTTGAATGCTTTCAGGGACCGGCTAGAGTTTCCAGAACTTAAACGAGTTGTATTACGGGAGTATAAAGAGTGGCAACCGGACGGTCTGATAATCGAGAAGAAGGCGAGCGGTGCACCTCTGATATACGAACTGAGGGCGATGGGAGTATCGGTGCAGGAGTTCACTCCGACGAAGGGGAACGACAAGATAAGCCGCCTAAACGCAGTTTCGGATATCTTCGCATCCGGTCGCGTCTGGGCACCAAGAACAACATGGGCAGAAGAAGTGATTGAAGAAGTTGCCTCATTTCCTGCCGGAGACCACGACGACTACGTGGATACAGTATCTATGGCGCTAGCAAGATTCCGTCAAGGAGGCTATATTCGTAGCATTCTGGACGAGCCTGATGACGAGTCGGGCTTTATGCGTCGCAAGTACAACCAGAAGCCATATTATTAGTAGAGGACCGCCATGATTGAGCGCCAAGTACCGGGGATCGAGGTCGAGGTTGAAGTCGAAGAGCCTGAGATCGAGGTAGAAATCAATCTGGGCGGGGACGAGGAAGAGGACGAAACCGAGGCCGAATCCACTGGTTTCGGTGCAAACATCGCCGAAATCCTCGACGACAGCATCCTGCAGTCCATCGCGTCCGACCTGATCTCTGACTTTGACGAGGATGTCGCGTCCCGCAAGGACTGGATCGAGACCTACACGGATGGCCTTGAGTTGCTTGGCCTCAAGATCGAGAAGCGCACTGAGCCGTGGGCCGGCGCGTGCGGTGCGTTCCACCCCCTGCTCTCCGAGGCGTTGGTCAAGTTCCAGTCCGAGACGATCATGGAGACCTTCCCGGCATCGGGTCCGGTGAAGACCAAGATCATTGGCAAGGAGACCCCGGAGAAGAAACAGGCTGCGGAGCGCGTGCAGGCTGATATGAATTATCAGCTTACCGAGGTCATGACGGAGTATCGCCCGGAGCATGAGCGCATGCTGTGGGGCCTTGGTCTGTCGGGCAATGCGTTCAAGAAGATCTACTTCGACCCGAGTATCGACCGGCAGATTTCCATCTACCTCTCTGCCGACGACGTTGTGGTTCCGTACGGCGCGTCTAACCTTGAGACCGCTGAGCGTATTACCCACGTAATGCGCAAGAGCAAGAACGAGATCAAGCGGCTGCAGGCTGCTGGGTTCTATCGCGATGTCGAGCTTGGCGACCCGAGCAGCAAGACCACTCCGCTGGACGACAGCGAGAAGAAGATCGCCGAGAACATGGGCTTTTCGTCGATCAACGATCACCGGTACCGCCTGCTTGAGATGTGCGTGTATCTGGACATGGCTGAGTACGGGTACGAAGACCCGGAGCTTAAAGCCTCAAGGAAGAACCAAGAGAACCCCGATATCACGCTTGCTGCGCCCTACATCGTCACAATTGACTATGCTACTACCACAGTTCTATCTGTTCGTCGTAATTGGGAAGAGGGCGATGATAAACACCTTCCGCGCCAGCATTTCGTTCATTATGGGTATATTCCGGGGTTTGGTTTCTACCATTTTGGTCTCGTGCATCTTCTTGGTTCTTTTGCCAAATCTGGTACTTCACTCATTCGTCAGCTTGTGGATGCCGGAACGCTGTCGAACCTTCCGGGCGGTTACAAGACGAAGGGTCTGAGAATCAAGGGCGACGACACTCCGGTCTCTCCGGGTGAGTGGCGCGATGTGGACGTTGCAAGCGGCTCTCTGAAAGAGAACATCATGCCGCTCCCCTACAAGGAGCCGAGCCAAGTCCTGTTCTCCTTGATGCAAAATATTGTTGAGGAAGGCCGCCGATTCGCGTCGATTGCCGACCTCAAGCTCAGCGATATGTCCGCGCAGGCCCCGGTGGGCACCACGCTGGCCATTCTGGAGCGCACTCTTAAAGTAATGAGTGCCGTGCAGGCGCGTATCCACGCCGCGATGAAGCAGGAGTTCAAGCTCCTTGCGAAAATCATCCGTGATTACACGCCGAAATCGTATTCCTACGAGCCGGAAGACGCTGAGCCACGGGCTAAGAAAGCCGACTACGACATGGTGGAGATCATCCCCGTGTCCGACCCCAACGCCTCCACGATGGCGCAGCGGGTTGTGCAGTATCAGGCTGTGATGCAGATGGCGCAGAACGCGCCGCAGATCTACGACCTCCCGCAACTCCACCGGCAGATGCTGGAGGTTCTTGGCATCAAGAACCCGGGCAAGATCATCCCGACCGAGGAAGACCAGACGCCGAAGGATCCAGTGTCCGAGAACATGGCGATCCTGAACATGAAGCCGGTCAAAGCGTTCATCTATCAGGACCACGAGGCGCATATCGCCGTGCATATGGCGGCCATGCAGGATCCGATGCTTGCACAGATGATGGGACAGAACCCCAACGCGCAGCAGATTCAGTCCTCTGCGATGGCGCATATTTCCGAGCATCTTGCATTCGCGTACCGCCGCAAGATGGAGGAACAGCTTGGCGTGCCGCTGCCGCCGCCTGATGCCCCGCTGCCTGAAGAGGTTGAGGTGGGTCTGTCGCAACTCCTCGCGCAAGCTGCACAGAAACTTCTTGCTCAGAACACTGCGGAAGCTCAGCAGGCTCAGGCGCAGCAGGAAGCCCAAGACCCGCTCAATATCATCCAGCAGAAGGAGCTTGAGCTTAAAGCCGACGAACTTGCCCGCAAGAGGGAGAAGGACGCGGCTGACGTCGAGCTTAACAAGGCGAAGCTCCTCATCGAGGCTGGGAAGATTGACGCCAACTCCCAGTTGCAGGAGCGCGAACTTGAGGTTAAGCAGCTTATCGAAGGCGTAAAGCTGGGCACACAAGCTATGCAGAGCGCCATGGTCTCTAACCAAACACCACCAACTACAGAAGAAGGTACTGAATGAATGTACTCCAAATAGTACATAAAGAAATCGCCGATGAGATCGAACGTCTCAAAGACGAGTTGTGTTATGGACAGTTCAAAGACTTCGCAGAGTACAGATACACCTGTGGCGTTCTGAACGGGATTCATAGGATTGAAAACATTGTTGATACACTAAATAAACGACTGGAGGAATTTGATGAATGACACCGTGACCGAAGCCGACAAGAACGCTTCGGATGAGAAGGCATCGCAACTGCCTGCTCCGGCTGGATACCGCATCCTTTGCGCGATTCCTGATATCGAGGAGAAGTTCGACAGCGGGATTCTCAAAGCCGCTAAGACCATCCGCGACGAAGAATTGCTTGCAACGGTATTGTTTGTGGTTAAGATGGGTCCGGACTGTTACAAAGACGAGTCTCGGTTTCCCAATGGTCCCTACTGCAAAGAAGGCGATTTCATCCTCGTTCGACCGCACACCGGTACGCGAGTGAAGATTCACGGAAAAGCGTTTCGTCTAATCAACGACGATTCCGTTGAAGCTGTCGTGCAGGATCCCCGTGGAATTGAAAGGGCATAACCATGAGCAAAGAGAACGCGAACATCGACGAAGAGTTTGAGATCGAAATCGAGGATGATACTCCGGAAGAGGACCGCAATAAGGATCCGATGCCGAAGGAAATCGTCGAGAAGCTTGAGGACGACGAACTCGAAGAATTCTCGAAAGAGAAGGCCAAACAGCTTAAGAAAGTCTGGCACGACGAACGTCGCCGTGCAGAGTCCGCCCTCCGTGAACGCGAAGAAGCCGTTCAGGTGGCGAAGCGGCTCTACGAAGAAAATCGCAAGCTGAAACAGTCGCTTAATACCGGCGAGAAGGCGTATGTCGGTACCGCCAAGCAGTCAGCTATCCACGAGCTTGAGCTTGCTAAGCGGGAGTACAAGGATGCGTATGATTCCGGGGACTCCGACCGGGTTGTGGAGGCGCAAGAGAAACTTGTCGCAGCCAAACTCCGTGCGCAGCAGATTGAATCTTACCGCCCGCAGTACGAAGAAGATGAAACCCCTTTACAGCCAAACAAAAAGGGTGTAGATAAGGGGTCTGAAGAGCAGTGGTCAATTTCGCCTGTTGAGCCACCTGTACCGAAGCCGGATCCGAAAGCGGTAGCTTGGCAAAAGCGAAACGCTTGGTTCGGTGAGAATCGGGTGATGACTAGCATGGCGTTCGGCCTGCACGAAAATTTGGTTAGTAGGGGGGTTGATCCTACTTCTGATGAATACTATGCTGCCATCGACAAAGAGATGCGCCGCAGGTTTCCAGAGGAATTTGAGGACGAAACCTCTACCGAAAAACAGGAGAAGAAGCCAGCTTCGGTTGTCGCTCCTGCCAAACGGACTACTGGAACGAACAAAGTGCGTTTAAAGGCGTCTCAGGTGTCAATCGCCAAGCGACTTGGTCTGACCCCTGAACAATATGCCGCTGAACTTGTTAGGATGGGTGAACTCTAATGACTGATACACGAATTCCGCGAGATATGCAGAATCGAGAGCGTAGCGAACGGCCCAAAAGCTGGCGTCCGCCCGAGCTTCTGCCGCAGATCGATCAAGATCCCGAATACTCGTACCGGTATGTTCGTGCCAGCACTATGGGCACCCCCGATCCCATGAATATCTCGACCAAGTTTCGAGAGGGCTGGGAACCAGTGAAGGCTTCGGAGCATCCCGAGGCTTTTGTAATGCCCGACCCAAACAGTCGGTTCAAAGATGCTATTGAAGCTGGTGGTCTTATCCTGTGTAAGACTCCTAAGCAGTTTACGGAAGAGCGTGATGCCTACTATCAGCAGCAAACTGAGCAGGCCATGCAGTCCGTGGACAATAACTTCATGCGAGAAAGCGACCCGCGTATGCCGCTCTTCAAAGACAAGAAGACGAAGGTTACGTTTGGTAAAGGCTCCGCAAGCTAATCTTTAACGGAGATAATTATGGCATATCCGACTGTTGATAAGCCCTACGGGCTACAGCCGGTCAATCTGATCGGCGGTCAGGTGTTCGCTGGTTCCACGCGCATGTTCCCCATCGCGTCGGGCTACGGCACCGATCTTTTCTATGGCGACCTCGTCAAACTGACGGTTGACGGCACTGTCATCAAGGACACCACGACTTCGGGTACTTCGGCTACCGCCGGTATCGTTGGCGTGTTCCTTGGCTGCGAATACTCGCAGGCTGGCGGCCCGATCTTCGGTAAGATCCGCAAGCAGTATTGGCCGGCTTCGACCGTCGCGTCGGACGCTGTTGCGTACGTTTGCGATGACCCGGACGCGATTTTCAAGGCTGCCGTGTGCAACACGGGTACGACCATTGCGTACGCCGGTCAGTGGGTGGTGGGCAAAAATGCCGGTCTTTTGCAGAATGCTGGCTCTACCGCCACTGGTGACTCGCAGGTTGCGGTTGGTGGTGCGGCCCCGGCTGCTACCGCGAAGATCATGCGCATCATCGGCACCGTGCCGGAGACCGCGATCTCCATTTCCGCCACCGGTTCGACCTCCGGTTCGTCCACGACTGTCACGCTGGCCTCGGCTACTACGGTCTATCCGTATATGTCGGTCTCCGGCACGGGCGTCGCGGCGGGTAACTATGTCGCTTCGGTCAATAGCTCCACGGAAATCGTGCTGGCTGTTGCCGTGAACCTGTCCAGCATCGCGCTGACCTTCACCGGTTCGCCCGAAGTGCTTGTCAAGTTCAATGAAGGCTGGCATTCGTATTACAACAGTGCCGGCGCTGCCGTTGCGACCTAATAGGAGTCACTAACCATGGCGATTTCTCGCGCACAACTACTCAAGGAACTCCTCCCCGGCCTGAACGCCCTGTTCGGTCTGGAGTATTCTCGCTACGGCGAGGAACACAAGGAGATTTACGAAACCGAGACCTCCGAGCGCTCGTTCGAAGAAGAGACGAAGCTCAGCGGTTTCTCTGCTGCCCCGGTTAAGCAGGAAGGTCAGGCCATCGCGTATGACAATGCGCAGGAAGCTTGGACGGCCCGCTACAACCACGAAACCATCGCGATGGGTTTCTCGATCACTGAAGAAGCGGTCGAAGATAACCTGTATGACTCGCTGTCTTCGCGTTACACGAAGGCGCTTGCTCGTGCGATGGCGTACACCAAGCAGGTCAAGGCCGCGAACATCCTGAATCAGGGTTTCAACGCTGGCGTGACCTACGGTGACGGGCAGGCTCTCTTCAGCACCACGCATCCGCTGATTTCCGGCGGTGTGAACAGCAACCGACCGGCGGTTGCCGCTGACCTGAACGAAACGTCGCTTGAAGCGGCGGTCATTCAGATTGCGGCGTGGACCGACGAGCGCGGCCTGCTGATCGCTGCGAAGCCGAAGAAGCTCATCATCCCGCCGGCCCTGATGTTCGTCGCTACCCGCCTCCTTGAGACGGAATTGCGTGTCGGTACCGCCGACAACGACATCAACGCGCTCAAGAACAATGGTTCGATTCCGGGTGGTTACACTGTGAACCACTTCCTCACGGACACGAACGCATGGTTCCTGACCACGGACGTGCCGAATGGCCTGAAGCACTTCGTCCGTACGCCGATGTCCAACTCCATGGACGGCGACTTCGATACGGGCAACGTGCGCTACAAGGCTCGCGAGCGCTACTCGTTTGGCGTCAGCGATCCGCTGGGCGTGTATGGCTCGCCCGGTGCTAGCTAAGGATTGGGAGTAACCCGGTCGAGATTAGGGGGCTTCGGCCCCCTTTTCTTTGCTTGCGTTTTCTCTTCGCGCCTGCTATATATTTTGGCATATACTACTTTACGGAAAGTACGTAATGCCATACAAACACGATACATGTGGTATATATAAGATAGTAAATACCACTACAAATGAATGTTATGTAGGACAGTCTCAATACACAAAAAAGAGGCTAAAAGAGCATTTTAGATTATTGCGTCATAATAAACACCCAAATAAAAGATTACAGCACTCGTATAATAAATACGGAGCGGATAAATTTTATGGGGAAGTAGAAATAGAATGCGTATCTATAGATGAATTAGACGTACTTGAAGAAAGTTTTCTCTCCGGTAACGCTTGGTTTGAACAACCCAACGTATATAATTTAGCTGTATTTGCAAAAGCTCCTATGAGGGGTAAATCCCATAGTGAAGAAGTACGCGAGAGAATACGGATGGGAAGACGGGCATCTACGTTTGACTATAAAAGCGAAGAGTACAAAGAGACACTAGCTAGAGCGCAAATGGCACGCTATCACGCGGACCCAAAGTTTATTGAAAAAATCAGATTTATCGTCAACAATCCCCAAATGACATACGCCGAGCGGGCTAGAGCGCTAGGCGCGGACATAAGTTCAGTGCGTAGACTCGCACTTAAATATCAAGCACTTAAAGAGGAACTAGAATGGCTCAAACCCGATTTTCAGGCCCCGTAGCCTCTGATAATGGTTTCGTTGGGGACATCACCGGTAACATCACCGGCAACGTCACTGCCACGACTGTTAGCGCCACCGGCAATATCACTGCGGACAGCGGCGTAGCCGTCGTCGCGGGCGGTGCGGCCGCGTTCCTTGCCACCGCTTCCTCGGTTGGCATCTACGTGGGTTCCGGCGCTCCGACCGTCTCCGCTGCCAAGGGTTCGCTGTATCTGCGTACCGACGGTTCTTCGACCAGCACCCGTGCATACATCAACACCGATGGCGCGACGACTTGGACGAATATCGTCACCGGCGCGTAATAGGAGTTTGCAATGCAAACTGACGTAAAGGCTAAGTACGTTACAGGTACGGGGGCTGCTGGCGTCGGGCGCTGCCGAATCAAGGGAGCGAGTGTAGTTGCTGCCGCCTCTGCGGGTACCATTGTTATCCGCAACGGCAGCGCTACCGGTGAAACTCTTTTGACTATTGGTACGCCGGCTTCTGCCGCTTCTGCATTTTCGGTAGTGATTCCGGGGGAAGGAATTCTGTTTTCGGAAGACCCTCATCTTACGTTTGCTAACGTAACGTCTATCACGTTCTTCTACGGGTAGTCTTGGGGTATGCCTGTTAATCAAGCGCTAATTCCACAAGGAATTGCGTCTTTGCGCCCGTTTACTCCCGCCCCTTCTCCGGCGGGAAAGCCCTCTGCTGCCTCAACGTCCACGTTTAGGCCGACCGCAGATGCGCTCTCTAAGGTGCAGCAGGCAATTCTCCCCAGAGGTACTCCCTCATTTTTACCGATAACTGCGGATCCTAATGGACAATACACGAACCCGTATGCTGTCCAAGGCTGGACACCGTCTACGGGTGTAGGTCCGGGAGGCGCTGGATACGGTGCTGGTGGCGGCGGGGACAACCGATATGATTTCACTGCTCCGGGCAGTGGGTTATGGTCTGTTGGTATTGATCGCGGAGATCCGCAAGCCATCAATAAAGCCCTTGCATGGTATCAGTCTCAAGACCCATCCACCCGTGCAGAAATAGGTGCACTAGGCGGTAGGAATGTTAATGACCCAGTAGGACTTCTTAATACGATTGACCAACGCCAGAGAGATGTGGCTAGAAATATCCAAAAGGAAAATAAGTTTTTCGATACCACTTTTGGTAAGATTTTAAGTACTGCACTCCCGATTGCTGCTGGATTTATCCCCGGAGTAGGCCCTCTTACAAGTGCTGCAATCGGAGCTGGGCTTGGCGGTGCACAGGGCGGGATAAAGGGGGCACTTCTTGGGGGCGCGTCTTCCCTCATTGGGCCTAGTATTTCTACGCCGGGTGGTATAGCGTCTCTCGTTAATGCGCCTGTACGGGCGGCGACTAGCGTAGCTAAGCAGTTCGCCAACCCGGCGACGTTTGCTAGGCAGCTTGCTTCTTCAGGTATTGGTTCGCTCGATCAAAGGAGAGCGTAATGGCTAAATCCCCCGCATGGACTCGCAAGGAAGGTAAGAATCCCAAAGGTGGTCTCAACGCCAAGGGGCGAGCCTCTTACAATAAAGCGAATCCCGGTAAGCCGGGACTCAAGCGGCCCCAGCCTGAAGGCGGCCCCCGCCGTGATAGCTTCTGTGCCCGGATGAAAGGCATGAAGAAGAAACTCACTAGCAAGAAGACCGCTAGTGACCCGAATAGCCGGATTAACAAGTCGCTGAGAGCATGGAATTGCTGAAATGGCGCGCACACGCTTTTCAGGTCCAGTAGCATCTGACAATGGTTTCGAAGGGGATATTACCTCTTCGTACGTTCAACTTGATACCGCTAACCCCGGTATAGATGCGGTTGGTCGAATTGTATGGAATCCTACGGACCAGACGATTCACGTAGCACTTAATTCGCATGTAACACTGCAGATTGGGCAGGAGCAATTCTATCTAGCTAAGAATCAGTCTGGTGGAACTATTACCGATGGTATGGTAGTTCAGGCTGATGGAGCAGTGGGTAACTCCGGGCGAATTAAAATCGTACCTGCGTTGGCGGATGAGAATACACCCCCAATTTATTTCATGGGCGTGGCTACTGAAAATATCCCAGACGGAAGTGACGGGTTTATTACTGAATTCGGAACGGTTCGCGGGATAAATACTACCGGCGGCGCAGAGAATTGGCAGGACGGAGATATTCTGTACGTCAGCGGAAGCGTCGCTGGAACTATGACTAAGATTCCGCCTACTTCTCCTACTCCGGCTATCGTTGTAGCTATAGTATTGAAAGCGGCTAATAACGGATCTATATTCGTCCGCCCAACGTTTGGTGAAACACTTAATCAATTGCATAACGTGAATATTTCTAACCCGCAGAATGGGGACGTACTTAAGTACAACGCCACGACACGGGTATGGTATAACGCAGCCCCATAGGTGAATAAATGAAGCGTACTAAATTTGGTGAAGCCTTTGCCGAAGCCCGTAAGGCTGGCAAGAAAACATTTGATTTTGGTGGTAAGTCCTACACCACTGAGACCAAGGAAGAGAAGGCTGGCGCTACCGCTAAAAAAGCCGTGCGTAGCTTCGCCGCGAATGCCGTTCCCGGTCGCCGGCAGATCAAGCCGATGCCGCGTGGAGGTGGTGCTATCCCGACTCCGGACCGCAGCCCGTCCAAGGAGCGTCGCGGTGCTGGTGCAATCGGTCGTGGCGGCAAGGATCCCGTTGCTCCGCGTGATATGACTGGGGTTAACCAGACTCCGATCAGCGGCACTGATATTGCCAAGAGTTTGGTTAAAGGCGCGGCTAGTGGGCTTGCTGCTGCTACTCCGTTTGGTAGATTCCGCAAAGCGGCTACGGCTGCTAAAGCAGGGCCTAAACTTTCTCTCCCTAAGTCTAAAGCTAACTGGAGAGCTAATAGAAAACCCTATAAACCAAACGATGATTTAAATCGCTCCCTTATGAAAGCTGAAGCACGGGCTAAAGCTAATAAATTCTCTAAAGATATTACTAAAACTAAAAAATCTGTGCGCGAGGAAGATAATAAATTTTTTGATTCCATGCGCAATTCGGCTAAAGAGAGTAATACTCGTAAAGCCGTTAAGGAAGGATTTGAAAAGCGATTTAAGGACTTGAAAACTAAGCAGAGAGTAGCAAAAGCTAAGTCCGCGCTTAGGGAAAAGAAAGTTACTGCCGGAGAAGCTTCTGATATGGCGCTTGGATATCGTCGTGGCGGCAAGATGAAATGAAGAAGAAACCCAAAGAACAGATTGTCATGGGGGAGTTCAAGCGTGGCTCCCTCAAGTCTAGCAGTGGCAAGAAAGTCACTAATCGTAAACAAGCCGTTGCTATCGCACTGAGCGAAGCGGGCAAATCGAAGAGGAAGAAGTAATGCCTATTATGCGTTCCGGAGCGGCCCCGCGAGGCCGTGCTATGTCCGCCGGTCGTTCCATGGTTGGTGGCCGTCGATTCGCCGAAGGTGGCTCGACTGAGACTAGCGAACAGAAGGCTGCTCGTCGTTATCGCCACGGCTCTAAGGAATACCGCGAGATGAAGCGGGAAAACCTCCGTGAGCTTAGCAGCGACATGAAGTCCCGCGCCATGAACCCGGGTAAGTCTGTGGTGGACGCTGCCAAGCGTGTGAAGAAGGCTATGGGTATGAAGAAAGGCGGCAAGTGCTACGCCAAGGGCGGCCTTGTTGGCATCGAGTCCAAGGGCAAGACCAAGTGTAAGATGCGCTAATGCGTTTCTCTCGCGGCATGGGGGATATGAACCCTAAAAAGCTTAAGGCTACCAAGAAGAAGCAGGATGGTGGCAAGCCCGGACTTTACGCTAATATTCACGCGAAACGGGAGCGTATTGCTTCTGGATCCGGGGAGAAAATGCGTAAGCCGGGAGCTAAGGGTGCCCCCACTGCCGCAGCCTTCAAGAAGTCTAAGCTAACGGCTAAAACCTAATGACTACCACTGCGACCACTAGTTTCAATCTGAACCTCAACGAGTTGATCGAGGAGGCTTTCGAGCGAGCCGGTGCTGAGCTTCGGACAGGCTATGACTTCCGCACTGCACGGCGTAGTCTGAATTTGATGTTCGCGGAATGGGCAAATCGTGGTATCAACCTGTGGACAGTTGAACAGGGGACCATAAATCTCGTTGCCGATCAGGCTACTTACGACCTTCCTATTGATACGGTAGACCTGATCGAGCATGTGATTCGGACCAATCCCGGTACGTCGATTCAGAATGACATCGCGATTTCGCGTATCACGGTTTCCACGTACGCTAGTCTTCCTACGAAGACCGCAACTGGCCGCCCCATTCAGGTCTACATCAACCGTCAGACCGGTGCGACGAACCCCGGAGTTCCGTCCAACACAATTGCATACCCCACGGTCACGCTGTGGCCCGTGCCTAATGTCTCGGACACCTACCAACTCGTTTACTGGCGGTTGCGCCGCATGTTGGATGCGGGTAATGGCGCGAACACGCAGGACGTTCCGTTCCGGTTCCTGCCGTGCATGGTGGCTGGCCTTGCCTACTATGTGGCGTTGAAGATCCCCGGTGGCGTCGAGCGAGTCCCGATGCTTAAGGAAATGTACGACGAGGCATGGCAGCAGGCGCAGGACGAGGATCGTGATCGCGCAAGCTGGCGGATTGTCCCGCGTGAGATGTACATCTAGTGGCAAACAAGTTTACAGCAGGCAAAAAGGCTATTGCCGAGTGCGACCGGTGTGGTCAGCGCTATCGCCTGAAACAACTGAAAGCCTTGATTATTCGTACAAAGAATACGAATATCTTGGTGTGCCCAACGTGTTGGGAGCCTGATCATCCGCAGAACATGCAGGGCATGTACCCCGTGCAGGATCCGCAGGCGATTAGAAACCCACGGCGGGATAATACGTACCTTGTATCAGGCGTGACCTCCGACAATACGCTTGGAGAGGGCAGTAGAGTTATTCAGTGGGGTTGGGCACCTGTCGGAATGCCCTACAACGACGGATTGACGCCAAACAATCTGGTGGCATTTGGACAGGTTGGCACTGTCACTGTAGTTATCACTGAACCTTGAGGACAGCAAAATGGCGATGAAAGAACATCTGCAGAAGCATCACAGCGTCAACCCGAAGGCCATGAAGAAGGGCGGGAAGACGGGCATGGAAATGAAGAAAATGGGCCGTGGTATGGCCAAGGTCATGAACCAGCGCAAGCCGGTTCGCAAGGTTCGGAAGACGGGGATCTAAGATGGCGAAGCCGAAAAACGGTAACAACCTCCCGCGTAATATCAGCGTGGGGAATATCTCCACGCTTGACTTCGAAGCCGCTCCCAAGCGACAGACGGTCAAGATTCGCGGTACCGGTGCTGCGACTAAGGGCACCAAAGCTAGCGACAAGATGGGCTAAGAATGAACTACAGTTCCCTCGTCACCGAAATTCAGTCGTATACGGAGAACCAATTCGTAACGGCGGATATCAACACGTTTATTCGACAGGCGGAACAACGGATTTACAATACCGTTCAGCTTCCGGCGCTTCGGAAAAACTCGACTGGTACTCTTACGGCGGGAAATAAGTATCTTTCTACCCCATCTGATTGGCTGGCTACTTTCTCATTAGCAGTAATAGATGACTCCGGTGAATTTCACTACTTACTAAATAAGGACGTGAATTTTATCCGGGCTGCGTACCCGTCGCCGACTGATCAGGATTTACCAGAATACTACGCAATCTTTGATCAGAATACGTTTATCTTGGGGCCGACACCCAACGATAACTACACGATGGAGTTGCACTATTATTACTATCCTGCGTCTATTGTAGACGCGGGCAATACGTGGCTAGGGGATAACTTTGACTCTACGCTACTATATGGGGCGCTTCTGGAGGCGTATACCTTCATGAAGGGCGAAGCGGATGTGTTAGCGGAATACCAAAAGCGGTACGACAGCGCCATGGCACTCTTGAAACAACTTGGTGATGGCAAAAACCGTCAGGATTCCTATCGCTCTGGGCAAGTCAGGGATCCTGTTAGATAAGAGGTGGGTATGTTTGAGGCTGCGGGTGGGGTCGGAAATGCATTTGTGGTTGCCACAAATAATCGGGGTATGAACGCTGACGAAGTGGCGGAACTCGCGTTGAATCGGATCATTAGTGTCTCCGAGAAAACTCCGATGCCGCTGCGAGAACAAGCGTTAGCGTACCGCGAAAACATTCGCGAAGTGTTGCGGCACTATTTTAAGGTTGTGGCACAAGCGGAGCGCAGGACAGTTGCAGCGGCTCTTCAGCGTGAAGGGTATGCGGCTGTTGCTAACAAAATAGCTGACTTAGACTAGGAGATACTCGATGGCCATTACCCAAGCAATGTGCACAAGCTTCAAGGTGGAGCTTATGCAGGCGCTGCATAATTTCACTACCACTACAGGCAACGTGTTCAAGATCGCGCTCTATACTTCTTCGGCTACGCTGGACGCGACCACCACTGCGTATACGGCTACCAACGAAGTGTCTAGCTCGGGGACCAACTACACTGCTGGCGGTAATACGCTGACGAACGTCACCCCGACCTCGTCCAGCACGACCGCCTTCACGGATTTCGCGGACACCACTTGGGTGAGCGCGACCATCACGGCGCGCGGTGCGTTGATCTACAACAGCACGAACTCTAACCGTGCGGTGGTTGTTCTGGACTTCGGCTCGGATAAGACTTCCACGGCCGGCGACTTCACCATTCAGTTTCCGACGGCTAACGCTACTGACGCTATTATTCGGATTGCGTAATGGCACTTGTACTCAAAGACAGAGTTAAAGAAACCACGACTACCACCGGGACGGGCACTGTAACCCTTCTCGGTGCAGCTACGGGGTATCAGTCATTCTCTGTCATTGGGGATGGAAACACTACGTACTATGCTATTGTAGGTGGGTCTGAGTGGGAAGTTGGTATTGGAACATATACCTCTGCTGGAACCACTCTCTCCAGAGACACCATCCTTGAGTCATCCAACGGAGGCACGGCGGTTAATTTCTCTGCGGGCACTAAAGACGTATTTTGTACATACCCGGCTGAGAAATCTGTTAACATAGATGCGGCGCAGACTTTCGCTGCAACTCAAACATTTTCCGTCGCCTTCGTAGCCCCCGCTCCAACTGCTGGAGCGACAGCAAATATAGGTACTAACTCTCGCGGTAACCGCACGCTTAGCACCAGCACACCTAGTGGAGGGCAGGATGGCGACATTTGGTATAGGTACTAATGCAAAACATAACTACAGAATTCAACGCAAAAGGGTATCTTCCTATAGCCGGACTCATAGGAAATCACACCCTTGAAGTATTGGTAAATAGGCTAAAGGAATTAGTCGAGGAAGGTAGAACTACCAACGATCCTCAATGCCCGTTGTCGGACGCCGTATACGGAGACTTCGTATTCGACGGCGTCTTAGATAGTCTGCGGGATTCTCTGTCCGAGATAACAGGGCGTAGACTTTTGCCTACGTATTCCTACGCTCGGATGTACCGCAAAGGCGAGGTACTTGCAAAGCATAGAGACCGCCCTGCGTGCGAGATAAGCGCGACTCTGTGCCTTGGTGGCGATAGCATTTGGCCAATCTATTTCTCTGATACAGAGGATGGAGAAGGAACTGAATTACGCCTAAATCCCGGAGAGATGTGCCTCTACAAAGGTACGGAACTCTACCACTGGCGGAATGAGTTTGAAGGAGAGTGGCTGGCGCAAGTCTTTCTCCACTACGTTGATGCTGATGGTCCGCACGCAGAAGAGAAGTTCGATAAGCGCCCGCATTTAGGCGTCCCTACTAAGAAAGAGCCTGCGTTCGTCCCTATATATTATTGGAGCTACGACAATAATATCGACGCGGACTCTTGTAGGAAGCTGATCGCTGAGCTTGCGGCGCAGTCAGGGGAGAAGGCGGGGATCGGGTCCGGAGACAGCGGTGCGGTGAATACCGACATTCGGAATGTCACTAGGGTTCTCCTTCCGCCATACTCTGGTGTGGGCGCGACTCTTGTGGGCGCTGCACTGAACGCGAATTCGCAGGCGTGGAAGTTCGACACTACTCACTGCGCACAGGTTGAGTACCTTAACTACGGGGTTGGTGGCAGATACAAACCACACCTCGACACGTTCATCGGCGCTCCGTACGCCGACTGCCGAAAACTGACCGCGCTCGCTTTCCTTAACGACGATTTCGAAGGCGGTAGATTTTTTCTGCAGCTTGAGGAAAACAGGATATATCCGCCGCAGTCTGCTGGCACGGTGCTAGTCTTTCCTAGCTTCATGCTTCATGGAGTCGAAGACGTAACCGCTGGTACGCGGCATGCCGTAGTAGCTTGGATATTGGGGCCGTACTTTAGATGACGACGCACGTTAATGACGGTGGGGTGTGGAGAGAAATCCGCAACATCTACGTCAACGACGGAGGTGTTTGGCGCACGCTTACTCAAGCGTGGGTAAATGACGCCGGTACATGGAGGAGTGTGTTCACTCCCCTGTTTGTGTTCACCGCAACTATTTCCGCCGACACATCTAACTACAATCTTCGTACGGCGATGACCACTGCCGGATGGAACGGAACCGACGACGTTCGCGCCACGATTACAATCAATCCCGGCGTAACTGTATATTCGACCACTACCCCCACTGCGGCATTTACAATCTCGCCGGCCCTCCCCGCTGGGTCCACTGTTAGTATTACTAACGCAGGTACTATTGTAGGCAAGGCGGGGATTGGCGGCGCTGGTGGGACCGCAGCGAGCGGGACTACCCCGACCACAACTTCCGGTGCTGGGGCGGTAGGAAATCCGGGTGGCACTGGGCTTCTTGTGGCGTCTCCAGTCACCATCAACAACACCGGAGGCGTTATTGCCGGAGGCGGTGGCGGGGGCGGCGGGGGTGGCGGTGCGGCCGCGTATCGGATCCAAATCCCAACCGTAGCCACGGTGGCTGCTGGAGGATCCGGTGGTAGTGGTGGGGGAGGATCTGGCCCCGGGTTATCTCCAAGTCCCGGCGGTAGTGGCGGAACCGCCACGATGCCAGCCCCCTCTGCTTCAAGAGTAGGGGACACCGGACCAGCAGGGAACGCAGGGACCGCTACGGCAGGAGCCGCGAGTGCGTCCAATCCTGCCACGGCTACCGGTACTCCATCACCCATTACCGCAATAGGTGGTCCCGGCGCGGCGGGTGGAGCTAGAGGCGCGGCAGGAGGAACAGGAGGCGCGGGAGCAGTGCCCGCCGCACCATCTCCCTCTATTACAAGGTCCGTATCCCCCGGCGGTACCGGTGGAGCGACAGGAGCGGCGATTAGTGGCAATCCTTTTGTTACACTACCTGCCCCGCAGACTGGCACTATAAATGGGCCGAGGGTTTAGAGATGCCTAATGTAAAGACAGCACCGTTTAAGATCGAAGAAGTAAATTCGTCTGTCGGGCACGTTACCGTACGATACATTAATATCTATGGACCCATCGAAAGTGGGGAAGTGACCTTAGAGGATCTTGCACAAGTAGTAGAGATCCCGACAGGAGATTTTAATCTTGACGGCACTCCGATTACCCGGCAAGAAACGATCTACCCGGATAATCCCAACGAAGATCTTATCTACAACGTCGATGCTCCGATTGTGGATGGGCAGTTTGTGACTGGAGACGCCCTGCTGGAGCATATAGCTCGTAGCTATCCTTTCGATATCTTTGAGGATATGAAGGCGCGTAAGAACACTCCCACCAATCCAGCGCTGGACGCTCTCTCGGGCAAAGCGTACCAGATCAATCTAGTGTACCCGGACCCCGAATCCGTGCCGCTGACGTTGGAAGAAGCGAAAGTACAGCGCGTCGCGTACGTGGAGCAGAGCCGAATTCAAGCCATGACAGAATTAACCGTGCTGTGGAATGGGTTCAATTGGAACGCAAGTGAAGAGATTCTCACTAGGATCTCTAACGTAATCCTTACGCTTGAAGATGCGGCAAAGCGAGGATACGTGGTGCCTACCTCTATCCCGTGGCTGACATTTGAAGACATCCCGATTGCTCTGTCTCTTGACGACCTTTCCGCATTGCGAATAGCTATATTAGAGCAGCAGAACACGCTGTGGGGCAAGAATACAATACTTAAGCAGCAAATACAGGCAGCACAAACTATAGACGAAGTAGCCGGAATTACTTGGTAGATACTTGAGTGTTTGGCGACTCCCCATTTTCGGCAGCCCCATTTGCCGCTTTAGGGTTTACTGGGGTCTCTGTCGCTGTCTTAGTTACCGGTGAATCCGCTACCGGTCAGACCGGCACGGTCACAGTTACCGGGGAGGCTACAGTATTCCCTACGGGGCTGCAGGCCACTGGACAGACTGGCACGGTCGCAGTTTCAGGTGAAGCCACAGTCACTATCACAGGGCTGCAGGCATCCGGGCAAGTCGGAACCGTCACGGCGCTGGCCGCTGCTACGGTCACTCTCACAGGGCTGCAGGCTACCGGACAAACCGGCACCGTTGCGGTCTCAGGTGGAGCCACAGTCACTCTCACAGGGTTGCAGGCGACGGGGCAGGTTGGGACTGTCGTTGTCTCAATACCGAAGCTTGTACTTGTCACAGGACTGCAAGCGACCGGGCAAACCGGCACCGTTGCGGTTTCCGGCGCAGCAAACGTATTCCCTACGGGGGTCGAGGCTACCGGAGAGACCGGCACTGTTACTATCAGGTTCGGAATCCGGGTCTTTGTCACGGGGGTGGAGGCAACCGGTGAGACCGGTACGGTCACCATCAGCGGCGGCGCAACTGTCTTTCCGCTCGGTGCCCAAGCTATCGGTGAGGTCGGCGATGCGGCTATACTTGCTGCAGCCAACGTATTCCCTACTGGGGTCACGGCTACAGGCGAAACCGGTACAGCGACCGTTTCAGCAGCGGCGAACGTATTCGGTACAGGGGTCGAGGCGATTGGAGAAGTTGGGGATGTTTCAGTCTCTGCCGCAGCGGTTATACCGCTTACAGGGATTTTCTGCACTGGGCTTGTAGGGTACGCGCTGGTATGGGGGCAAATTGACGACAATCAGACCCCAAACTGGCAAAATATAGATGATTCTCAGGGGGCAGTCTGGGTGGCTGTTGAGGATACGCAAATATCGGTTTGGCAGGAAATCAGCGGTGCACAGAGTGCTGGGTGGTCTTCTATAGACGACACACAATCACCTAATTGGACGCAAGTAGCGGCCTAGATCGGGAGTAAAAATGGCTACTTATAGCAACCTCGGGATTAAGCTCATCACGACTGGCGACGAAGCCAGTACGTGGGGTACCTCCACCAACGACAATTTCGAACTCTTCGAC